AGTATCCTTGATTACAATGATACTACTATTATACTGCTAGAGCCTTTTTGGGTCAATCGTGTGGGATTTTAGCAACACGATCTGTCAGGTTCGGTCTAGATAGGACTGATCATTTCTTGATCACAGCATCTGGGCGGGTCAATTGATCTCGAACATTTTTGACACAGTGTGATCTTGACTGTGTTTCCATCTGGCAGAACCTTTTGATTGTCGGTCATGGTACCATCACTGGCTCTTATTGGATCTGGTGAGCAACGTGCGCAAATTATGAAAACTGATGTATCACATGTTTGGCAAATATAAATTCCCATATATCTCCGTTGATTGGTCAGTTGCTGATGTTTTTGTCGGTCAAGGCCACCATGATATCGACCTGTTGCTGGGCATGCGTCAGCTCAGCCACAGCATCAGCAACACCTGGGTGTGTTTGTGCCAGCTCCAACATGCGTTTTTCGTTGTCCATTTTTTTCTTGGCCCAGTCCAGGGTGGCCATGGTATGGTCATTCAATGCAATGTCTGCTTGTGGTGCGGCTATCTGCAACCATACGTTGCCGTCAAACACTTCAAGATTGAAGCCGTTGATTCGCAACATGCCCTGCAACGGATTGTTGCTGTTGGGGTACACTATGGGCAAATGCCCTGTTCCGGAGTAGACTGATAGATGTCTACTACTGCTCGAAGTAATGCCTTTGATCATTTTGTCTCCAACTGTTTCAATTTCCATAGTTTTTCTTTGGCCTCGTCCAGGTCTCGCCGCAAACTGTCATTGAGATTGGTTGCCACAGTGAGCCGATCTTGTAATTCACTGGGTGTGGGTGGAGGTCTACGCTGTGATTTCTCTGCCAAGGTAATACCAACAGCAACGCCCAACACAAAAAGTAACAATGACATCATCTTGGCGCAAACTCCTGTTGCAGTTTGATAGTGTGCCAAACAAATTCATTTCGTTTACGTTGGGCACGCAATCTATTTTTATCGGTAGGATTAGTATAAAACGCATCTTCTTCTACCTTACAAAATTCTGCTTCTTTTTGTCTTAATATTGCTTTTGGGTTATTTGTATTCATTTGTCACAACCTCCTGTTTTCATATTTTAGTTGCCATTCCTTGATTGTAAAGCAATATTATCAAAAAACTCTTTCTTTGTTCCTGGATCTTTTAAGAAAGCGCCTTTGAGCACAGTGGTTTGTGTTAGACTATTGTGAGCCATTACGCCTCTATTTTCTACACATCCGTGTATCATTTCAATATAAACACCCACATTTTCGCTGTCAGTAGCTCGCATTATCTCTCGAGCGATGTCATTACATAACTCTTCCTGTAAAGTGCCGCGGCGAGCGCACCACTGAGCGATCCTGGTATACTTGCTAAGTCCAATGAGTTTGGCAGCGGCGATGATGCCGATATAGGCAACTCCTGAGACAGGCTGATGATGATGACTACACATGCTTCGTAACTCACTACGAACGACCAACATGCCTTCATATCTATCCGCACTATCATTGGGGAAGGCTGTGGCATCAGGAGCAGGTTCATATCTACCTGCCATGATTTCATTAAAATACATTTTAGCTAGACGTCGAGCTGTGCCCTGGGAGTTTGGATCTGTTTCTCGATCAATCAGTAGTGTATCTAACACTCGTTCAAATGCTTCTGCGGCTTCATCGATCAAATGTTCTTTGTCGCTCCCATACAAATAATCGCTGATATTATCTCCGGCCCAGAAACGTTTGCCTTCACGTTTCATTCTGGCGCGGAGGGCATCTGCCAAACTTCTTTTTCGATATTCACCATCTCTGGCCATTGCGGCATCTTCATAGCTTGGATGTAACGGTGCTTCTTCAACTAGTTTACTAGCGTTGTTTCGTTCTTCTGATGTAAATGTTGTCAATTCTTTTTCTCCGAGATACGGGTGTGAATAACCAGTCTTGTTACAAGTATACAGGATTTATTTTAAAAAATCAAGTTTCGTAGTTGTTATTAATTTTCGTTTTAGAAAATTTCTTGCATAATATAGTTAATGTTTTATGGGTCCTTGGTGGAAATTTTGTTAAATCAGGTTGCCCAAACCAATTTTTATTAAAGGTATGTTCTACGGTATGATATTCTATTTTCCAACCAAACTGATAAAGAATAGTATCAAACCAAGATACATTAGGCAAAGATCCAAATGCTTCTGTTTTATCTCCATCAAATACTGTAAACGGACTTTCAGTAGTCTGTCTATAATATTTTACAGCAGGGTCACCTTCATCCGAAAATACCGCCGATTCTAGCATAAGATTTTTAATATCGCTATTTGAAATTATTTCCATGATAGCATATGGATTTCTTAAATGCTCTAACACCGACGTTAAAATTAATGTGTCTTTATCTTTACACACAGATTTTAGAAAATCAAAATCTTCGATATTTCCTTGATCGAATTTGTAGTTGTCTTGTTGCAATTCTTTATATGCAAAGTTAGCAACATCAAGTGGGTATGATCTAGCATTTACTCCATGCACAGATTTGGCTCCAAGATATTTTGCTATGTAGGAAAAATATCCAGTATGACAACCCAAATCTAATGTACGGCAATCCTGGTAATAACTGGGATCTGTTAAAAATAGTGTTTCAAATCTCTTTCGATCACTTTCTGGATAATCCCACTCAGTCGATGGAGTATATTCAGCAAATGGTATTAGATGATTAGCATGAAACAAGTGAGAGAAATACTCGTAATGACTAGATGGCGGCAAAGTTAGTTTCATATGGTGTTTTAAAAATTAATATTTCTACAATCAGGATAAACTCCAGATTGTGATTTTGGTTCTATAGTAGGTAATAATTTTAAACCTCGCTCACAGTCTTCCAGGGTTGGACAGTAGTGATATCCTTCTGCAAAAGTCTCCTGACGTTGCCAGGGTTCAATGCGCAGGTCTCTACCATCCGATCTCATGCAACTAAACATTTCATATTCTGCCTTGCGATCTAACAGTATAGCACCCACACGGCCTAGTTGTAAAGGCTTTCCATGACCGAAACTGACGCATTGTAACTGCCCAGATCTATACATGCCGGGTCTTAACAGTCTAGCACTGTCCCATATTCTAGTTCCGTGGAAACGATATTCACCGATCCAGTATTCGGTACGAAATCTATAACTGATGCCCAGCTGTCGCAACAGTTGCGGTATGCTGATGTAGGTAAAGGCCGTGAGCTCACAGGCAGTCACATGTTCGTATCTCAAGCACAGTTCCAAGGCCTGGGTACAACCTGTGGTCACAACCACATAAGGTGCGCCGGTATAATCAGCCAGGGCTGTTTCAAAATCAAACAAGGCTTGAAAACTCATCGGGTGTACCAGGCCCAGGCATGCGATAAAATTGCGGCTAGATCATGCCTGGGTTGCCAGCCGCTGACCTTTTGGAACTGGCCAGCATCGGCTGTGAGCATGGCCGGATCACCGGGTCTCTTATGGCCAGACTGGTAAACAAAATCTTTTTTGGTCACAGCAATGGCACCTTGTATGATTTCCAAATTGCTATGACCAGTACTGGTACCCAGATTGTAAATGCCGACGGGCACTTTGGAATCTATAGCCAAGATATGCGCATGGACCAAATCATGCACATGCACATAATCTCGCACACAGGTTCCATCTGCTGTTTCAAAATCTGTGCCATTCAGCACAAAATTGTCTTGATCACGCATGGATTCCAACACTCGAGCTATGATATGTGTGGCACCTGGTTCCTGTCCATGCCTGGCTTGACTGTCTGCTCCACACGCATTGAAGTAACGGAACGCCACATAGTCCACACCGTATGCTGTGTTATAGCTTTGCAACAGCCATTCGGTCATGAGCTTGCTTTGTCCGTACGGACTGATTGGTTCCGCAGGATCGCATTCCTGGCATGGAGTCATGACCGGATTGCCATATACTGATGCACTCGAACTGAATATGATTCTTGGAGTCATGCCATTCACGATCAAGAAATCCAGGAGCCGTTTGGTTTTCACAAAATTGTTTTCGTAGTATACAGCTGGGTCGGTCATGCTGGGCCCAACCAAGCTGGTACCGGCACAGTGTATGATGGCCTCAGGTGCAAACTGATGCAGTGCAGTAAAGGCCAATTCAGTCGCATAATCACCGGTATGCCACCAGGTCCTGGGTGTCGGTAGCAGATGGCTAGGCGGTAAACGATGGTCGATAGCCAGCACTTCATGCCCGACATCAATCAAATCCAGCAAGGTCTGGCCACCAATATAGCCGGCGGCCCCGGTAACTGCTATTTTCATGGCTGTGCCTTGTTCAATTTATACTTGGCCTCATTGGCATATGAACGATATGCAGGTCCGCTTCTGAACCATTCTAGACCGTTGTTGCTCAGGATGTCCACCACACGATCCACAGTGCCATCAGTCCAGTCACTGATCAAGCCTTGATTCGGGTGCGGTTGTTGCAACAGTCTATCCAGTTTGGCACTGGCATCTGCCAGGCTCCAAGGAACATACAACCGGTCAGCGTCATTTGCAAAAGTTTCAGGGAAACTACGATAAGCAGGATATAACACATTCGATCCAAGCGTGTCTGCTTCTGACACGGTGTTGCTGACCCAGTCCTGTAAAGCACAGTTAAATAGCACACGGGTATCATTAAGCAAAGCATAGTAATCATTTTTCTTTAGATTCTCATATATGGTCAGGCAACCATTGGCTTCCAGTTCACGAGCACGGGTCACGTAGTCAGGATTGTTGCTGCGCAACGGCCCACCTTGCATGACAGCAAATTCAATGCCTTGCCCCTGACGTTGCTGGACCAGATCCATGAAGAAGCCGGGCTGTTTTTCTTGATCCCAGCGTGCCGCAAAAGACACCCTGCGAGTACGTTGATCAAATGGTCGGATATTTTGCGATCCACCTATGCGCTCAAGCACTTCGCTTTTGCCAAATGCCAGTCCACTTATGTTGTAGATCGGAGCAGTCCAGCCAGCAATCCGCATGTGGGCTACCATCTCTTCGTTGCTGGCCAGCACGCCAGTGACAAAACTGTTCACCATGTGTTCATATTGTCCCATCCAACCGGCCATGCCCCACACATGCACAAAATCATCGGGATCTATGCTCTGTGCCAAACAACGCACAAACACTTTTGGTCGCATGCTGGGATCAATTTGATTCATGATGTAGGGCAGACTTTCGATTCCAGGCTGGAACATGTCTTCAAAGTAGACCACATCATCGCCGGTGACTTCCCCATTTCGCATCATCTGCACCAGATTCATCATCTGACTCATGCTAAAATAACTGCGACCATGTGCGTCCAACACCTGCCCCACGCTGATGGCACCAGTATTGTCAATAGTTTGACCTGGAACATAGATCACGTCTAGGCCGCGGCGATCAAACACACGTCGATTCCACTCAGTTAGTTGTAGAGTGTAGCGAGCCTCATAAGACTCCAAACCGCAATAAAATAGTTTACGCATGTCTACGGTATCCTGAGAATCTGCGGGTATCTTCTTCCCACATGTTTTTGGCATTCTTGCCTTGCGCCCATTTGTTGTACTGTTGCCAGGCATAGGTTTTAAAGTTGTAAAGGTCTTCTTCACGGAATCTATAACCATATTCCACGCAGAAATTTCTAAATCGATCCAGATCGTTCCAAGCGGCCATGGCCCGTGCATTGGTCTGGTATTGTGGGCGTCCCATCTAGGTTCCTTGTTAAATGTCGATTGATAGGCTAGGGCGAGCAAGTTCATACTGGATCAAGCAACCATTCTCGCCATCTTCGGCCACTTCGATCCATACAGCACGATCCGGATAGCGATCTGCTATCTGTATATATAAGTCATCGGCCATCATCTCACAAGATTTGTAATTTAATTCTAAGACTCGACCTTCATTATAGGGACCGGTTCCACTGTAAAGGTTCTCAAGCCAGCGTTTGAACTGTATAAACTCGATGTCTCGATCGTTATGGAACACATCAATCCACACTCTAAAATGGAAGATATGACGATGTGGGCTGGCCAGGAACGAAACATCATACTCGTCTCCGGTGGCCAATAGTGGATCAGTCGCGGCAGCCGGATAACGGTGTATGCCTTCTTTTTGGAAACGTACCCAGATTTTTCTGGTAGCTGCTCGGCTGATGCGTTCCGCAGTTTCTCTTTGACTTGATATCATGTTAGGCTTTCAATAGTTCGCAGGTTACGATTCGAGCAATGGCTCGCGGCATGTCAGATTCTGAATCGGGTATCACATGTAAGTTTACACGATTTTGATCTCGTTTGCTATCATAATGGGCAATTTCAACAATGGTTCCACCTGTGGCCTGTTGTATTTTGAATTTGATCGGACTGGGCAGTTCGATACTATCTCTAAAAGACGACACGGGCAAGGCATTGCAGCCTTCCAGGTCTTGGGCCCAGTTGATCAGGCGTCGCAATAATCGTTTGATCATGGTGCTTGCCTTAATCGTGTCACATCTTCTACTGCATGATGCAAGGCAGAGGCATAGTTCTGGGCCTGCTGTTGATTCATACCAATCATGGTTTCAGCGCGGACATGGCCTTGTGTGAGCAACTGCCACATGTGCGACCAACGTGTGCGACTCCAGAAATTGGTCTTGACAGTCAAATACACATGCACTTCCACTCCGGACTCGGAGGCTTCGATCCAGACATCATGTTCATGATCGGGCTGGTTGCATTCGCAGACCACTTTGTAGGTCACGGCATCGCCCCAGTCTCGATTTTTCAATATGCCGGTAGCTGGTTGTTCTGATTTCATGTGATCACCTTGTCTTTGGTATAAGCCGCCCACGGAGTAAATTGTTTTCTAGTCCTTAAATCATGCAAACTATGACACCAAACTCCGGGGTTGCTTTTGGCAAAGTCGGTGTCGTCAATCTTGATTGTGGCATGGTAGCCCAACTGTTGTATATGCGGTATCTTGACCGAGATCATGGGTATGAAGTTATGGTATTCGACCAAGCACCCTTGGGTCAGGCCTGCCACTGCACTCACATCTATATCCAGGGTACACAAGTATCCTGCTTGCAAACACGGCACAATCATGCTTTCCCAGGCCTGCCAAGCTGTGGTGTCACCGACAGCAGGATTTGGAAAACTTTGATTGGCTCCAAAGTAGATGTGTTCACACCAGTTTTCTCGACACCGTTTTGATATGACATCTGGGTCTTGCGTGCCCACCACAAACAAGGTCTTGTGTCCATGGGCCGGTGTGTGTTCTACTTCGGTTCCGACAAAAAAACTTATGTTGTTGTGTCCAGGTCTATCCATGTTTTTTGTCGTCGATCTGGTGTTGTTGTTTAAGGGCAACAATCTGGTCTCGCAACAGCAGGCGTTGTTTTTTCATGTCTTCTAGATTGAAATCACCAAAAATGCCGGTACGTTCCATGCCGTCGATGCGTTTGTCCAAAGTGTGATGTGCTTCTTCTAGATGTCGTAGTCTATTTGTGTAATCGCTCATGTGATTGGTTCCTGTTCCAGTTGATCCAATAGTGCTGTATCTAATTGTACACTGTCATCTGTTGTAGTGTCAACCGACTCAGAGTCGGTCACTGTAAACAGTTGATTGAACAACGGACGTCCACTCTTGGCCTTCTTGCCTTTGAATCCTCTGGTACCGATTATGTCCATCCAGTAACGATCGTAGTACTCGATTATGGCCTCGGCTTCGGCTCGGTCTGGTGTGGCAAATATGGCTTCCACGATATCGCGGAACATTTCGTTTCCGCCATTTTCGTTCCGCATCATGTAGGGATAATTTCCGGCATCGTATTCGCGATTGGCACGTTGTACTGCTTCGATGTGCATCCACACATTGTGACCCATCAACAACGCATAACTGAAACTGTCCCACGACGTCTTGCCTTCCTTGCCAATCTTGTTGAGATCACCCGGTGCATAGATACACACGTCTTTCATGGTCAACTGCTGACTGATCGGGCTTTCGTCAAAGTGCTTGATCAGGCCATCAGCTACCACAGCAGGACCAAACGGCCTGGTGTCGTTGCTGTATTTTTTGTCATCCACGATTGGACTCATTCTGTAACACCATTTGCCTTCGTGCGGCAGATCGATATGATGATATACCTGTCCATTGGCCGTGGCCAAGAACGGGCTGGCGCAATCAAAACTGATGGTAAATGCCGGATTCACATATTTTCTTACTGCTCGTTGTATGTCGGTCAACAACACTGCCCATTCCAGTTTGCTAGTGCCCAAGAAGTGCATCCAATCATGTACACCTTCCTGTAACAGGCCATCATGTCTCAAGGCCACCAATCTGCGCAGGATCAGGTGTACATCACACATGTTCTGTCCGCCCATGGCCCAGCCATCAAAGTGTGTGTCGGGATATTTGATGGGATCACAGTATTCTTTCATGATCTCGTACCAGTCGTCGGCATTGGGATGATTGTCGCCCTGCAACACATTCAAAATCTTGGTACCACCATTGGCCTTGCCTCGGCGATGACGCATGAAATATTCGTTGTTGAACTTGGTAGCGTCAATGGCTTCTTGCAAGCTGCGTATCTGGCAAGCGTCTGATGCTTTCTTGTCGTGTATGACCCAGGTCGGAATATCCAAGGTCATACAGTAGTTGCTGACGCTGTCCAGCCAGGTCAACACCGCTCGTCGCTTGGCTTCGGCTTTTTTACAACCAGAACCGGCACGCCAGTCACCTTCCCACAAGCCTTTGGCAATCTGGAATCCGCCCGAGTCTCCCAACAACAAGGTATTGGGATCTCGATTGCGAACCATGTCTTCGCTCCAGTCCTGCTTGTTCAAATCCAAGTTGGCATGACCGCCCGAGTATAACGACCACTTGTAGGGGAACAGGGCTTTCTGGTCGTTCAACCAGTTCATCTGTTCCATGTCCGGTATGCCCACAGGCATACGAGCTGGATCCACATAAGGACCGTTTACCGGATCTCTTTGCTTGCCCACAAACGTGGCATAGAATCCCGAGATGGCCGGAAGGAAAACAGCTATGTCACTGAGACCGTTCTTACCAAGTTGTTTAGCGGTTAAGTCGTCCTGTATCACTTGGTTTGTGCCAACAAAATGTAGTTGTAAACAGCCAGTCCTGAATCCACAGTTATCATGGCTGCACCACTGTCACTGATACGGAAAGTCTTGTCTCCGGCCAAATCCAGAATTGAAATCACGGTCTTGATTGGCCATGACCATGTTCTTTTGAGAACACCAGTCACACCGGATTCAAACACAAAATTGCCAGCATGGGTCGAATGATCACCAAAGTAGAATTTCAAATCGCCGCCTTCGGTCTTGACATCAAAGTTCAATTCCTCGGCCATGGCCTGCGCCTGCATCTTGAATCTCTGTATGGCCACCACCGTGGGTGTAAACTCGATCACCCAGGGCACACCTTTGAATTCAATGGTCTTGAGCTTGGCATTCACATGTGCGGCGGCCATGAATCTGTAGTTGTTCTTGAAATCACCTGCGGCATTTTTGAAACTGATATGCTCGGGCTCACCTGCAGAATTTTTACCCAGCGTCAATACAGCATTTTCTTTGTACTCTTGCAGGTTCAGCATGATCTTGAGCTTGCCAAGATTGGGCATGCCAAACGTGCCCATGAAGTCAGCCACGGGTGTGGCATATTCACCTTGCAACACCACGCTGCGATCTTCGGCCAAGGCCTCGATCGTGGTCTTGTCGGCTGTGCCGGCGATACGCACCAGGTCAATGCAACCCAGGTCATGTGTGTGTCCTACCAAATCTAATAAGTGATCTCTCATTGTCGTTCTCCTTGAATATGTATTGTACAGGGTTTATTTAGAATTTTCAACTGAATACGGAACTATTTTGGCCAAAGTCTGGCCACCACGCAAGCTGGTCAAGGTCCCCGGTCGTTTCAGTTCCAACCAGGTCGTGGGTCCTTCATCTGACCATTCAAACTCAATCTCGTAGCCCTGCAACTGTGCTAGATTTCGTATGACCCGACCCGGAGTGTAACAGGCAAAGTTACGATCTACCAGCTGTACTGCACTGACTCGATTGCAATCGTTGAAGGTCATGGCCAAGACTCCGCCGGGTTTGAGCTTGTGCCAGATCTCGTCCAAATACCGACGTATCATGTCTACCGGTCGGAATTCGAAGTAGTTGTAGACCAAGCAGAAAGCAAATTGATCATTGGGTATTTGGCTCAAGATTGATCGGTCAAGATTTTCTTCAATGGTATAGGTACGCAGTCGGCGTTGATAGACTTCGGTGTGTTGTGCCAACACCGGTTCCAACAGATACAGGCTTTCGTCTACAAGATACAGAGGATCTAGCCCGACCAGGTGATCCAGGAATTGTTCGGATCCCGGATGTATGATCATGCCAGCATGACGCCAATCACCGTATCGCATCACACGAGACTGCAACACATGATCCATTTCTGCGCTGATTGACCTGCGTTGATTGCGATATTCCTGCACGAATTCTGGACGTTGTGAAAGTCGATCCTGCAAGGTACCTTTATACTGTTGATAGCTACGCTGGTACCAGACTGTTTCTTGCTGGGCAATCTTGTCCCGTACCTGCCACTTGATACGATCCAGCTCTTGTTCAAACTGATCAAAAGCAGTCTGTATCTGCTGTTGTTTTTCAATCAGTGCCAAACTGGCAAAGTCAGCATGCCTTTCCACAGTATGCAAGATATGGTCCAGACCCGGTGATAATGTTTTTCGCATGTTCATGCACGATTGATGCTCTAGCAGATTGTGGTAAGCCACCAGTTGTACAAAATCTAGTTCCATGAAAACAAGGTCTCAAAGGTATTGTCGGTATTGGTAGCACTGGCCAGATCCCAGTCCAACACACTCAACAGGTTGTCGATCTTTTGATCTACCACGGTGGCTTCCATCTCCGAATCATTGAATGGCAGTTCTCGGAACCACTCGGGCAAGTGCAATTCGTCGGTTGGGTAGCCGATAGATGTCCAACCCAACGGATTGTCCTTGAGCTTGCACACGATGGTTTTCATGCCATCCACGATCTGCAGGCTGTATCGGTCACCGTTCATCTTTCTCAAGGCATTCCAGTTCAAGGCCGCACGCACATGACCAGGCATGTTGGCCCGACCCAGACGTTCTTCTTCTTTGCTGTACTTGGTCAAGTTGTTGACTCGCTTGGGACTGCCTTTTTCCCATCCGGGTCGATCGCGGAACACATATTTGAACTCGCGGATCTTTTCCACGATCTGTTCGCGGGTGGCACCTACCAGCACATCGTTCAGGATCTCGCTCAGGAAATCCTGGATCACTCGAGGTGTGTCGGATCTTTTGAGATCCAGTCCCATGGCCTTGACCTTGCCTGGACTGCCGTGGGTGTCCACACGCCGGCCTTCTTTGTCGTAGTACATGACCGCATAGCGTTTTTTGGTGATGAACAGACCTTTTGATGCCACGATTTCTCTACCACCACGTATCACTGTGCCCATCTCTCTGGGCACATGGAACGCAGTTTCCATAAAACCAGGAAAACTGTCGTTGACCTGTTCGGCTATGGAATCGTATAACTGTACTGCCAGGTCTCGGGTCCAGGTCATACGACCCTGTTCGATATCTTCTCGGAGAAACGGATAGGCTGTAAAATAGCACGAGTCTGTGTCACCGTAGATGATGGCGTCGCCCACATGATCGTATCGGCCTGTGATACATTCGTTCACATAGGCGTCCATATGTTTGGCAATGCTGCGCCCTGTGAGAGTAGTACTTTGACCGATACGCTTGTCAAAAAACCTACAACCAGGATTGAGAATAGCACCGTACAGGCTGTTGAGATTGATCTTTTTGACCAGTTGTCGTTTGTCCCAGTATTCTTCGTCATCTTGATTGGCGCATTCTTTGAGTTTTTTCTGCATGTCTTTACGCTCGGCATACCAGCGTTTGAGCAAGCCGGGTATCACGGCTTCGCGTTCGTAGGTGAATATGGTGCCATTGGCTGTCAGCATCCAGGGCCGGTTGCTGTCGAATATGATCCGCCAGACTTCGGCTGCACTATGCACAGTTTCATCGCCGTCCTCCCAGTCCACTGTGACTTCGGTACCAGTCTGCATCTCCATGACTGCGGTATATTCCAATGTGGCAAACAGTCCTTCCCAGGCAGCAGCAAAACTGCTACCGCTTCGGATCTTGTCTGCAATATAGCGATCGGTCATGATGGGTCTCAACTGCCCAACGATGGTTTCGGGACCCATGTTGAGTGCTCGTATCGCGCTGGGATATAGACTGTTGATGTCTATGGAGCCCACATATTCGTGTATGCCTTTTTTGGGATAGGCCACATAGGCACCTGCGGCCTGTGTGTCTTCGTCGCTGTATCTTTCTTTGCGATTGGGCACTACCATGCCACGCTCGTGTGCTTCGTTGATGATGGCCTGTTCGGTCAAGGCCACCGCACCCATGGTGGTCTGTAGCAACACTGTGTTTTCGTGTGCCAGGATGTTGGCCAGATCCAAAAACTTCAGTTTGCGATCCAGCTTGGCCAGGATCATGGTATCCTGTCTGTTGTACTCGATAAAGGTACGGAAATTTTGATTGTACAGTTGATCCAGGGTACCTTCGAACACTGTTTTAGTTTCACCCAATTCATGTTCGGCAATGGCGTCTAGGCTGTAGCTGTGTCGCTCTTCATAGGTGTACTTGCGATACAGTTGCATATAGTCCATGTGTACACGACCGATCAAGTCATAGGTCTCGTTTTCGGCACCAAAGCGTTCAAACGTGCGTTTCTTGGGATACTGATCCCATAGACAGAACCTTCTGGTATCGTCTCGACTGAGCACACGAGTCACTCGATTGACTGTGTACGGGATATCAAACCCTTCACTGTTCCAGCCCGACAGTGCATCAGCATCTTCGATCAGATCCAGAAAGGTTTTCAGCATTTCGGCTTCGTCTCGGAATATGATGGTGTTTTCAAATTCACTGGCTATTTCTTGTGCAGTGGTCTCACTCATGTGACGTGGAGGTATGACCAGAGTCACCAGCTGTTCCAACCAGCCCAGATAGACCGAGATGGCCGTGATTGGATTGAATGGATCTGCTGGTGGACTGAATCCACGCTCGGGATCAAAGTCCACTTCGATGTCAAAAAAGGCCACGTTGAGCCGGGGAGCATCTTGTCCCTTGTAGTTTTCTTCCAGGCAACGGAATATGGGATTGATGTCGCTTTCGTACAGGCGTTTGCCCGACTGCAACTTTACTTCTTTGCGGAACTCTTTGTTGTTCCTGGTGCTGAATCTCGACACCGGTGTGCCAAAAATGCTTTGGAATTTTCCTCTGGCATCGTCATAGTACAGGATATAGTTGGCCGGATATTCGCGATAGTGTCTTGCGCCATCGCGACGCTCGACTATGTGTATGCGATCGTGTTCGCGATCGTAGAGTGCATCAATGTAACTCAATCTATTCTCCGTTGTTGTGATCTCTGAGGCTGGCAACAATTTTGTCGAGCTTATGAGGCCAATTTTGTTTTAAATTTTTCAAGATGTTTCTGTTTTTGTTAGCTCGTTGTTCAAAATCTCGAAGAGTGTTGTCTGTGTAATTAAAACTTTTAAAATTTTCTAGCCTGGATAAAATGTCTAATTGTCTTTGATTGGAGTCCACAATTAGGTCGTAGCCATGATCCACTATGTCATCGTAAAGATCAAATCCTATTTTCCGTAACTCGTTGATGGCACCAACACCACTATATAGTAACATAGGACGAGGCAATTGTAAAGCCCTAAATACCTTTTCACTGAATGCAATGGCCATCGAGTTGTCGTAATAGGTCTCTAGTACCAGGCTTATTTTTGAATCTACGACGGCCTGGTCAAGATCAGTGTGGAAATTACGATAAGGTACCAACGATCGTATGCTTTCGTGCTCGGCCAGAAATTCTGCATCAAGTTTTTCAAATATCCATTGGAACAGAGCCTGTTTTTCTTCTACAGTGCTCCAGCCTTTGGTATAACCAGCATTGTCTCTATAATCTAACAAGAATGAAACTGATCCTAGATCCAACAATTCTCGTCGGATCAGTTCGTAGAACCATGTCTGTCGCATGACTCCGGTCCGGTGCATAAAACAGTTGAATAGTTTTTGTGGAGCACGATCCGAATATTCTGGATCGTAGCTGAAAGTGCCCCAAAATTCTGGCCATAGTTGGACCGAATCGGTCTTCAAGATATTATCAGTGATTATGGTACGATAGTTTACAATAACATTTTCGGGCACTGCATCAACCAAACAGATATATGTGTTGCTTTTATCAGGAAGAGTGTTCACGAGATTTTCGAGGGTACCCAAAATCGCCCATTCATGTTTTCTGCACTGGCTTTTTTGCCAGATTTGATCCAGGTAAGGATCTATGTTACAGATCAACTTCGACCTTGATTGGTACATAGTTGGTCAACCAACTGCATTCAGACCACGGCAAATTTTCAAGCTCATGGTATCTGCTGTGTCGATTCACCCGATCATACAAGACCACATCCTGTTCGTAAAAATAGGTCAGCGTGTTGGTAAGATCTTTGCTGTCTCTGACAGTCTGTATTTTTTCCAACAATACCTTTTCATTGGGTCTAGCAGTGTTCAACCTGGGTATGGTGTCTATCATGATACCGTGCTGTTGTAAAAAATTCCGTGTGATATAGTCACTGTCGTATATATGGTGATCCAGCAGGATCCAGTCAATTTTGTAAAGACTGTCACCAAATCCTGCCGACAGCGGGTATGAATGCAGATCAAACACTGCGGTACCCAACAGGGTTAAAAAACATTCATCGTCGACCAGATGTACAAGATTGTATTTCTGCACACATTCTGTGATGCCTTGCAAATGCCGAGTATACGGGTGCAACAGGTGACCAAACACATGATCTACAGTCCAATCAATTTCGTCGGTTTGCATGGGTTGCCATCCCAACTGATCTCGGAACAGATGTCGATAACTGGTACTGGCATGCTTGGTGATGGGCACATAGACCAGATGCTGGTGTCTAAACGCTTCCATCTGGATTAGAGAGTTTTGCCCACCGTGGTCAAGATCTGTTCCAGCACTTCATGATCCTGCTGTACGCGGCCAAACTCGGCCTTGTGTGCCAGTTTGATAGCACGTTTGAGAATGGCTGGTTTGATTTCCAGCTCTTCGGCTATGGCCTTGACTGTGTCATTGAGACCTTCGGTCAAAGTTTCGATTTCATGCGTGACCTGCATGCCTTCGTTGATGATTTGGTTTAGTTTGGCAGTTTGTTCTGTGGTAAACACACGACTTGTCATTGAGCTCTCCTGGTTGAATATGTAATTATACACGATACAACACACACAGTCAATGATCGTGCCGCTTTTAGGTTAACCGGTAGCGAATCGGTCAACCAGGCCAGCTGCCGGCCATTCGGTCCTAAGGCCAAATTCTATACAGGTGCATAAGGAAGTCTCGGACGATCCTGCTCAGGACATGCTGGATCAGGGTATACCGGGTAAGGATAGTCGATCATTTGCCATCCACCTGCAATTGGCTGCCTTTGTTGAAGCTGGGGCTGAATGGACTCTGTG